AGCTCTCGCGCCATAGAGGTCCCCTCGTGGCTGTTGTGCTTCTACGTAGCCAAATGCAAGAACAGTTGCGACAATCGCAAGAACAACTATGAGCTGTTTCATCTCACTTACCTCGCGTTGTAGATGACGTCGATGTCTTCGACAATCGCATCACCGCCGTCATCCGCTGTCCCGATTTCCATTCCTAGACGAAACTGAGTCACTTCATCAGGCAGTCTGACGAACTGATTGTCTGTTGCGGCAACGGTCTTGTTGATGAGGTTCATCAGGATAATCGCAGGCGACATGGTCCCATCGTCTTCCTGAACACGGACTTGAATCTGAATGTCCAGTCCCCCAGTCACCCCGATAGTAGTGATAGCTATTCCAAGGACTTTGTTCACATGACGGTTGACAGGAATCCATCCGTCTTCCGCTGCAACGCCAGTGACACAAACGGGCATCAACGCTGGAATATCAGTCGGATCACAAAAGACGAAGGCGACAGCGTCTAGGTCGTAGTTCGTAAAGATGTTCGCCGTATGGTTCTGTGCCGTTGCGGCAACGGCGAAGAGAAGAAAGGCTAATGTAATCAGTAACTTACGCACTGCAAACCCCCTAAAGAGGTGAGGCTCCCCGCGAACGAGGAACCCCACATCAACCTCTTATTGGATACCGAACTCAAAATAGACGAAGTCAACCTGTTGAGCCGCAGCCGTTGCGTCGTTCAAATCCCAAAAGAACGGAATCACTACATCAGCCGCGGTAAAGGTCGTAGCAGGCTGAGCCGCAGCAAGCACTCCATCCTCGTAAGTTGTACAAACACCGGCAGCGGAAATCTGAACCTCCAACGTATGGGTCTCTCCATCGGCCCAAACGCCATTGGTAGCAGTGACACTCGTTCGCGCAATGCCGGCGTTGCCGATCTGCGTCACAGTGGCGATTTCATAGTCCGCTCCATCTGCCCGGTCACCATAACCGATCCCGCACAGCTCCTCGTAATCCTCGAGGTCGTCGTCCGAGTAAGCTCCGGCCTCGCGGAAGCCAAGCCAAAAGCCATCGCTCTCGGCAACAGTCTCCTGCGTCACGCGAATCCTTGTGTAAACGGCAGGGTCCGTTCCTATCGTGTAGGCAGCGGGAGAAGCAGCAGTAATTCCGAAGGTCCACTCAAAGCCGTCATTTGCAGTGACATCCGTAGTCATTCGGGCGCCCTCTGCGACTACGAACGTAGGTGCGCAAACAGTGAGGGTTGCCTTGGCATCACTCTCCATCGTATAGGGCATTCCGCCCTGCACCATGTAGTTGATTGCAGTTGCAGAGCAAGCTTGATAACCAGCAGTGGTAGTCGGAGCTATGCTCGTAAAGAGTGGTCCTTGACGGAACCACACCTTCGTCTGTGACTTCGAACCAATCACATGAGCGTAATCGTTAGGAGGAAGCTCAGTCGCAGCCGCTCCGCCAAGAGCGTCGATTCCTCCAGTCGACAACAGCTCATACGTTCCCGCAACCTCTGCATTCAACGCATAGATAACGTCCGTGCCTACGTCCTCAGTAGTGAGAATGGACTCGAACCCATCAGCCGTCGCACCTTCAAAAATCAACTGAGACGTTCCACCCCAAACGCTGTTTGCGACATCGACCGAATTCGTCACGAGAGTAGTCGGCATATTAGCCGCACCCGCAATCGGGCTCATCGGAATCCAAGCCGCATTCGTGTTCGAGTACATGTAGCGAACCGGATTAGCCGTGGCCCCTGATACCAGCAACGTAAACTTGTCCCCGTCTGCAGGATTTCGTCCGAAGTCATCTGTCGCAACGGGCAACGTAGGGCCGAAGCCGTCCAACAGATGCCCACGCGGACTCACCTGCATATCGTAAGGAACTTGTGCAAACAACAGCCCCGCAGCAAGTGCTAGGAGGCTCAAAGCAATCATCCATCTCTTCATTTTCTTACTCCTCCACGTCGAAGTTGATAGTGGCCCCAAACGCTCTGGGACCCCCACCGTCTACTCCGACAGTTGACATAAACCAATTAGGTCTGCCTACAACAACGTAGTGACCCACCCCGAGATTCGTGGCCGCTATAATCCCACCCGCTGCCTGAACCAACAAGGCGTTGAACTCCGCAGGATTCGGTCCTGCAGCACCTAGAAAGTTGAAAAGGTTCGCGTCAGCCGCAAACACATCAACAGTCAACCTTGAAGACCCAGAGCGGTACATCACCCCAGCAACAACAACAGTTGTCGAAGATTGAATTGCCACAGTTTGAGAATGTCTTAGACTCATACCCGTGCCTCCTCTCCGCCCATCTGCCATGTGGGATTCTGCCACCAGAACCTACCGAGGTCGATTACTTGTGCGCCAGCAGTCCCATTGGACACTTGCCACAAGAAGTAACGTATCCCAGGGGGCGCCTCAAAGTTCACCCCAAAAGAGCGCCACTGTGACGACAGTTGGAAGGTTCTCTGTGCAGCCGCCGCCTGCCAAACGCCATCAGCGCTCAGATAGGTAGCGATTGCGTAGTCCGTGTCCAATCCGATTACTCTCACTCTTAGTAAGTTCCCAGGAACAGAACCTCGAGCAACAACGGAGAACTGATATTGCTTTCCTTCATACGCTCGATACTTCTGATTCCCCGGAGCCGGTGTGTCCGACGTATAGGCCAATGCACCAGTGTCGTTCGCCGTATACCCTAGAAGTCCTGCGGCGGTTGATATGCCCCAGTCGATGTTGAGCACCCCTGCATGGGTCATGGTGAACAGTCTACCGATGCCGTCAAACGTACTGACTACTGCCAAGCCTGACGACGCCAAAAAGGCCGCATCTACCGCAGCCCCTAACGTAACGGCGTTGTAGAAGCCATCTGCGATTTCAGCAGTAAACGGCAGCCCTCCGATGTCGTGCTCAATCATGTCGTTCGTCCCCGGAATCACAGAGAACGGTCCAACGTGTGTCACATCAAACTCATTCCCTACAACCTCAGGTGAGGGCCACAATCTCCAATCGTTGATTGCCGCAGCAGCAGCGAGAGTAACTCTGTAGCTATTGTAACCTTCGTAAACGAAAGGTCCTCTTGCCCCAATAGCCTCAGACGGAATGGTCAGCCGTGCCGGATGGTTCCGTAGGAATGACTTCTGGAGCTGAAGCTCTACAGCATTCGTCAACTGTGTGTCGAAGCTAAGAGGAGTTCCAGCGAGCCATCCCCCGAAAGCATGATTTCTGACCGTGTTTAGAAACATTTTCTTCCTTTCTAAAAGTCAGCGAAAGCCGGGTCGTCCGTAACCTCAGTAAACACATGCGGAAGCTTCTTAGCTGTCAGCTCTGCAAGAACCTCTCTGAGCCTAAGTGCCTGATCCTCATCAGGAGTTTTGAAGAACCCAGGAGGTCCATCAGTGTCGCGCCCGAAAGAGCAGAGTTCCGGAGGCTCCAGAACATAACCTCCGTACTGATCCGTAGGCTTCCTGTGCCCTCTCTTAGAAGTCATCTGAAGCAGCTCCGTATTCGGGGAGACGAACTTGAAATACTTGATGATATTCCCTTCTGCGTCCCTGTCAGGTTCCTTCTCCTTAGGCTCCTCCGGCTCGTCCTTCTTGAGTAGGACCTCAAAGATCTTGTCCAACCTCGAGTCCATTGCGTCGACCCGCTGCGTCAACGTCGGTTTCTTTTCTTTCTTCTCAGCCTTCTTGTTCATTGTTTACTCCCTTGTGAGGAGGGCGGTGGCCTCACGAACGGGCCTAAAAGGCTACCGAAACGAAGACTCCTACCCTCCAACACAGACTAAGCTACGTTCACCCTTCCGCTAACAGTCAACGGACTAACCGCAAACGCACCTGTTCCCGTCGACTCCACGAAGAGAGGAGACCCCATCGGTCCAACGATAGGATTACTCCAACCCACGACTTCGTCCGGAACATCGTTGACTACGAGGAGTGGGTTGTAGGTCCAAATCAAGTTGTCCCAAACGTCGTAAACCTCAATGAGCCGTGTCGTACCCCACTGAGCGCCCATGTGGATACCTGTGATGTAAACCTGCATCTGCGAAGTAGGCTGCTCCTCTTGCCTGCGTCGCTGAGAGAACCGATTCCGTGTCACGACTCCAAGAGTCGTGCTTCGGTAATCAGACTCAAAGTGATCAGGCAACAGAAGCCCCGTACCACGAGCAGTCCCAATCAAGGGAATCCCGATACTTTGGATTTCCACATCAGCGTGTGCCGTCTGGTTCGCGGTGATGGCCATTCCAACGTGGTCCTCGCCAAGCAGCGCATTCGCAGCAGCTACGACATTCCCATCTCCAGCACCAATCACATAGCCTGGGCGAAAGTCGCCCAAGCCCGCCTTCCATCGGTTGAACGTAGTCCCTGCAGCCACCATCCCAGCCCCAAGGCCGTTGATGGTGTCAATCAGGTTCCGAATAGTCCCGATGTTGGCATCTACATAATTGATACCGTTAGCGGCTGCAGTAGACCCTGTGTAGGTTCCGATCACTACCTCACCGGCAGCGTTCACCGTGAACAGCAGTCCGTTTACAGCCTGTGCGATGGTTGCAGCAGTGACGTCGACTCCGGCAGCGTTCTGCCTCGCAACATACTTCGCGTAGCACATTACGCCTTCGTCTTCGCCTACCGAACGGGAGAAATACTTTCCGGGTCCTTCGATGATAGATGTTCTTGCAAGCATCTTCTTCCCCCTTATCCGGTAATGCCGGTCATAACCATGTTGACCCGCTCGTGAATGCCTTGCAAAGTCAGTTCTGAGAAGAACTCATCTTTGCGCCTATCTGCGTCGTTAGCATGGATGTTCTCAATTCTCTTGCAGTAAGCAGAACCCTGATATTTCGCAGGTCTTCCTGATTCCGGACCCGCCCGCAAATAACGGACAATCCAGTAATCCGGATCAAACAACAGTCCATACCCTCCGTAGATTGTTCCCTTCATTTCTCGGTCGGTAACAATGTCCACGGTTCCTGAGTGGCTTTCGTAACGTCTCAAAACCATTCCATAAGACTCGTCTTCCGGAACAGTCTCAAGTCGATTACGAGCAAAGTTTCCAATTGCCCTCCCAACTTTGGGAGCACAAATAAGCAGCTTCCGTGCGGAACCGAACTGGAACCCGAGCTCCAGAGCAGCTTCGAACTCGCCTTCTCCCAAGATGCCATCAACAGCTACCCTGTTAATCTGCACTCGTTCAAAGACGCCGCCCATGGTCCTCATGTACTGACCATTAACGGTCTGCCTATCGAAGCGACCAAACTTGAAGAAGTACTCCATCTGCTTCTTATGTTCAATCAACTTCTTCTCAGCTTGGTCTTCAAAGTCCCCTCCCAACTGACGAGTCGCCAACTGAGTTCCTGTCCCCTCGAGAGAGTTCCGAATAATCTGACAATAATGAGTAAACGGAATCTCCAAAGTGTTCAGTGCTTCGCGGGAGCTCGCGCCCTCTTCTAAAGCACAACCAAGAATCCAAATTGGGTCGTTGTCGTTAATCTGGGCGGGGGGTGTCTGTCCGATACCCCTCGTGACTGTAATGGGCGAAACACCCGCTGCAGTCGTTACCCGCATGTTCTCACCCGTCCTGGGAATATGCAATATATCCCCAACCAGGTAGAACGCGGGATTATCCACGTTGAGTGCGAACACAGCAGGAGTATGCGCCCCAACTGCCAAGTCGATACTCGGTAAGAGCTCATCCTCAGCGTGCTGGGGTTCCGGCGTATCCGTCGCAATCACCTTCTCCAGGTGATTCATCAACGTGGTAAGGGGCCGAGACGAGGTCTCCAGAACGGCGACCTTGGCCATCATCTCCTGAACGATTAAATCCTCCAGAAGATCAATGGTTCCTTTCGGCCCTGTTTGAACTGTAGGCATCTAAATTCTCCTCAGTTAGTTTAGACACCCTCTCGCGGAGCGAGAACTTACTTAGGGGACATCTTAGCTTTACGACCAAAGCTCTTCCCGATTGTGCCGCTTCCGATGTTCTTAGCAAACTCATGTTCCCGCTTCAACTCAGGGTGGTCCTTAAAGGGATCTTCATCCCCTGTTGCAGCAGTAGATGCGGGCTTCTTGGTCCCTCCGGCCAGAATATCCTTTATCCGTTCAGCTTCGCTTGGCGCCGCGGGCTGTTTACCTTTGAGAATGTCCGGGTCCTCCGCAACGCAGATGTTCCACACACGTTTGTGAATAGCTTCCCAATGATCCTCACCATCAGGGATAAACATCCGCTTCGCGTGGTACAGACTCAGAACATTTTCCATCACGCTGCCCCACTGTTCGGTATTCTTCAGCTTCTCGTAGCCCTTCAGGTTCTCTTTCGCCCACGCATCGGTTTCGGAGTGCTTCTTGTCCGCACTACGCTGCGCAGACATCCTTCCCGCAATCTTCTCATTGTTCTCCGTGAGAATCTCCAACACTCTTTCTTCCGTTAGGGGCGTACCTTCCTTGGTCTCTGCGTCTACAACCTTCTTCTCCTCAAGTCCAGTCAAAGGCTTGTTGTCAATCAGCTTCTGAATAATCTTCTGACCAACTTCCCCTGAATCCCTCAACCTGAGAATAAGGTTGACATAAGGCGCTGACTCCAGTGTCTTTCGTTCCGCTTGGGCTACTCGTTGCCTTAGAGTTTCATTCTGACTTTCGAGGGACTTGCCCTCACCACCACCTCCAGCATTCCCTTCTTCGGAACCTGAGGCTGCCGCTTCCTTCATCAAGGCCGACAGGTTTGTTCCTTCTGAACTCATTTCTTAACTCCTCCCTTCTCTGATATCGCTCTCGCTTGATCCTTCTTGTCCATCTTGTTCACCATCTCCAGTTGCTTCTGGAAAATCTCGTACTTCAGCTTCATGCTTTTCAGCGCTTCCAGTTTCGCCGTCCAATAATTGCTTACCGCCCTGAAGCACATCCAGAGCTGCATAATCTCTTGCTGGTTCGTAGGCGGCGTCATCTTCATTTCTGTCAACGCTGCGACGAACTTTCCATATCGGTCTACTTCTCCTATTTGCCATGACCATTCTCTCAGTAAATCAAGCTCCCCCTCGATTGTCTTCAGCCACGTCAGAAACGTCCTGTCCTCCTGCAGAATCAGATACGGTTTCAGCTTCGCCATCTCCGACGCCGGGTCCACCTTCCCTACTTGTCCCATTTCTAAAAGCCTCCCTTAATGGATCAAACACAAACAGACCCCAAAGCAAAATCATTAACTCGTTGGCTACAACTTTAACACACTTCACTGAGCACCCCCTCCTATCTGCGCTGCCATATCTCCCTCTGATGGCGTCCTCATATTCCCAGGATTCGGCTGCTGTCCGGGACCCCCCTGCATCCCAGGCTGCTCCTGAGGAGGTGTTCCTCCCCCAGCGGCTGCAGGCTGAACATACATTCTGTGTTTCTTAATGTGGTCCTGCAACGCTTCCAATCCTCTGTCGTCTCTAACCTCACTCGCCCCAGCCGTGTGAGCTTGCAGATGCTCGGGATGATTATCGTTCTGAAGAACCGGAACAAACTCGCCTCTGACCAAGACCATATTCTCTTGGTCTGGACTCCACGTTCTGTCCGGAGGAGGGATAGTGAAACGCTCTGGGAACCTTGAATCGAAATGCTTCCAAAGCTCGAGCCAGATTTCGGAAACGTTGGCCACTTGAAGGATAGCTGGGTTCTGCCCAATAAGCGCCAAACCCTGAAGCATCTGCTGTCTAATGACCTCCTTGCCAACATGCGTTGTGCTTCCTCTGGGCATGAAGTCATAGTCACCTACAATCTCCTGAATCTCCAATTTCTTGAAATTGACTCCATCTTTTCCAAGAATCCTGAAGACCTGTCCCTCTTTAAAATACTGTTGCCTTCGCCAGAAGAACTTCTTGGCAACCTGCTGCAGAAAAGTCTCTTCTCCTATGAGGTTGCCCAACTGGACCCTCTGCTCCTCAGCAGCCCCCATCATCTTAGCTTCAGTCGCCGTATCTATTCCTCTACTTCCGGCGCCCCCCATGCGCAGGGAAGACCTAGCCACAGCTCTCTGAATATCGGCAAGCAAACGATCTTCATAAATCTGCGACTCCGGTGGCAAAGGCCTCCCCTGCATCAAGGGAACGATAGAAGGTTTTCCGTTGGCGAAAAATGGAATCTGAAGCACGTCGCCGGGGCTTACCTCTGTCGCCTGCTCCGGCAAATCAATAGTCTCATCGACACCCCAAACATTCATTGCGTTCAGTCTCGCCTGACGCATGTTCAAATTTCGATAGCTGTTTACCTCTTCTTGAGACTTTCGAATGGGATGTATGTAACCCATCCCCCAGAAATATCCTTCAAGGGGAATACAAGGAGTGGCGACGAAGGGTTTTCTCTTATCGTCGTATGGATTTTCGCCATCGTGAACGACCGCAGTTCCGTTGCAGATGACGACTTTTCGGTCATCTTCGTAGTAAGTAATCCTTTCGATAGCCGCATCTCTGTCTCTATCAATATCTCTGACTTGTACGTATCGCTGCTTCTTAAACCCTCCAAGATTAGTCCAACCCATTGCTTCAGAGGTGTCGTCGCTTGCGTCGAGCTCATAAACTCCCTCCGCGAATCCCTTAGCTATCTTCGGAATCAAATCAAGATTCTTGTATAATTTCTTACCCGTCAGTTCCTTCCATTGTTCATCTTCCTCTCCCAGCGTCTGCCTGTCCGTCCAGTCTCTCTTCCAGCAGTAACGCATCCTGTCGAGTTCATAATAAAGAGGGTCGACGCCGAAGTTGAAAGGACTCACCCAATCAAGAGAGGGACCGTCAAAATCAATGACGGTCTCCATCCGCTTGAAGTATTCCCACTTCGACATCAGCTTTCTGAACTTGTCGAATCCTGTAGGAACTTTCTCCTTATACCGTTTTCTAACCTTATGAGACTCATACCTGTAAGTGACTTCACCGATTCCCGTTCCGTATTTGAACATTGACTTCGCATAGGGAATTGCTTGCAGAAGCGTTCGCGCTCGTTCGAAGTCATAGTCAAGCATCTGAGTAACAGCCTCAGCCCTGTCTTGGTCATCCTGAGTCCTCCCCATTACGTCGACAAAAGGCCTCTGCCCGAACTGCGCAAAAATCCAAGACGGAATAAGCGACTCAATCACAGAGAACGTGATCGGTACGAATAAATCCGGGTCATCCTGCCTCCCGGTTATGATTGCCCTGTCGTTGTCTCGTGCCTCAACAGCCGGAGACAGACTCAAATAATACCTGTTCAACTGTCTGAAGAGATTATTCTGCCCCCCAAACGCACTTATGGAATCGCCTATTCTGTCCCGCACAAAATCAAGAGTCTTATTATCTTGGGAGCCCATCCGGAACGCATGAGTCATCAGACCCGGTCCGGTGTCAACGTGGTCTCTCGCCAGTCTCATGGTCCCGTCCTGGGATACCGATGACCGTATCCCCATCGCGCCAGCTTGAGTGGGATCCACCCCACACCACCGATTCTGACGCCGCGGTAATAGATTCGACTGGTCATCCAAGCAGCCCACATGGGCCAACGTCGCTGTAAGCAGCGTTCGTCGATGCAGTCTCGGAGGCGCCTATCACTGGCGAGGCGCTCCTCCCTCGTGCCACCCATCCAGTAGTCCTTGTCATGAGCCTCGCAACACTGCCGCCACACGCCATCAGGAACTCCCGTGCATCCATCTGTGCGGAAAGGATAAACCGGCTTCATCAAAACACCCCCCGCCCGCTTACGACCTGTCGCCGATTCAGTATCAACGTGGTCTCGTGTCAACCTCATGGGATACCCCCAGCAGAAGGAATCATCTTCTCCATCAACTTAAAGATTTTTTCGTTGCCTTCACGTATGTCCTTCTTGACCTCTATGAACTGCGCGTCGGTGCTTCGCTTATGTTCGTCGAGCTTATCACTGACAACCAATATCTGTTTACAGAACTCGTTCTCCTGCTCCTTACATACCTTGTGGTGCTCGCTCCTCGTCATGACATTGCGGCCCAAAACAAGATAGGCTCCCCCTCCAACCACAAGGGCTGAAAGGAGAGCCGAAACAAAGTATCCAAGATGCTCCATCCCCCCTACGTCTTCTGCTTTGAAGCTTCCTTCTCTGCCTTCTTTGCCTTCGCAGCAGCCTTACGTTTTTCCTTCTCTGCCGCGTCCATCCTTTCCTCACGCACCTTTGGGTCCCTAGGCGCCTTCGGGGGTTCGTCACCAGGAACCTCAGGATTCGATTCGACCCAAGCCTGCCACCTAGCTTCCCACGTCTCAGGATATTTAGCTTGAAACCACCTTTGTTTCTTCTCCAGGTACTCAGATTTGAACATCTCTTAATTCTCCCCTCTTAACCTGAAGAACCAGTCTTCATCGGAATGCTTCTTCCTTTACCCCCAGGCCCAAACCTGGTTTCTCCCTTACAGTAGCCCGTTCGCGCTTCCGCCGTTCGAACCTTCTCTCTTCCCAAGAACCCAGGAATACTTCGCTTCCCTGCATCCCTCGGAAGCTCCGACTTACCTCCACCCTTTCCTCCAAAGCCTTTGGCTGATGTACCACTTCGCTTACCCATCTAGAATCACCTCCTTTTCTTACTTGAATGCTACCCTTTCTCTCCTGATATAGCCACCCAGGAACGACAACCCCGCCGCAATCAAAGCCGTCATGAAGGCTATCATCTCAGGACCCAACTCAACCCCTTGAGACTTCAACCCAGCAACAATGAGTCCTACGACAAGCCCCGCAAAACCCGCACCCGCCGCCCCAGCTTTTACTTTCGAAAAAATAGGCATTTCTTACTCCCTCCTTGCTATTGAAGCATTCGCCCACATTATGGCCTCCTCCAACTTAGTGAAGGCCAAGCTCTTCTCCCTCGACTCAGGACATCCGTTCTCAATTTCGATTGCCAGACGCTTTCCGAAACTCCTCAAGCGTTCGTACTTCACCTGTTGCCCTTCTTTCGGCGGATGGTACGTAAACCGTGTTTGCAGCTCCTCATTGTCCATAAGTTACTCCCCTTTCTTAAGGATAGCAGTCTCGTGGGGGGATAAATCTGCACCTGTTGCTTTCTTAGCTCTAAGTTCACGTTCAAGTTCGTCCTGATATTGTGTCGTTGTCGCCAAGACCCAACCACGGATAGCTTTGTCCTTTACCCCTTCAGCGATTGCTTGCTCCTCATCTCGCAGATGACCATGAAGCCTCTCTGCTTCCTTATCCGAGGTTCTCTCATCCACGCCCGTTCTGCTCTTTACGAGAAACCGCAGAGCCCCCACCTCTTCGCGTGTCAGATTGTAATTCCACAGGTAACTTAGCGCAATACGAACGCCTACCTTTACGGGAAAAGCGTCCATGATGCGTCTGAGGGGGTGCTGATGTGCGTAAACAAGTTCCAGGAATTCCCCATCCGATGCAAACTCAATCTCCTTTTTCTCCCAATCAACCTTCATTTTCTTTCTCCCTTAAACCCTCGAATGAGGATAAATGGTTCTTCCCTTATTGAAAGAACCAATCTTTATTCCTTGTCCTGGCTTTCTCCTCCTTTTCGGCTTGTCCATTCCCTTCAGCCAGATCATAGCCTCCATGTCCGCCCAATCATCATGAACCTTCCCGCCCGGCTTCCATTTTAATTGTTGAATTTCGAGCTTTGAATTTCGCAAATTCATTGCATGAAAAATCTGTCGATACTGATACGGCGTCACCGTCGCCTGAATTCTATCTTTCTTCGCATCTCCTTTGCCCCAATTTACTTCCTCGTAAGGAACATGAATTCCTTCTATCCGAGCACGTTTCAAAATGGGGTCCAAAAGCCAATCCTTCGCCATATTCGTTTCAATAAAAACCTTGACAGGTCGCCACTTCTTCAGTAGGATAAAAAAATGTTCGATGACTCTATCAGTCTTCCATCTCCCACCAACAGCATCGACCATCCACAACTGCGGCGTCGGTCCAACCCAACGACCAAAGCCAACACCCATAACCGAATCGTCACCGCGCTCCAACATCTCTTTACCGCCAGCAGCATCAAGCGCCATATACGGCAACCCTTCACTCAACTCATCAATTAAGTGAATCGAGCCCTTCTTATAGGGCTCAAAGTATTGATAGTTTTCTCTGTCGAAATAACGCGACTCGGCAGGAGTGGGGTCATTGAGAATTTGAGACGAGAACAGCTCAGGAGGCCAAATCTCCTGATAATGCTTTATCTCCTCTTCGTTCAGAATTCCAGGAAACAAGGGCTCTCCAATTTCCGCCGTAGACAACCTGAAGAATTCCTTATCTCCATCAACCGCATAAGCCCCAAAAAACCCTCTTCCTCCGGGAGCGACCCATTGTTTACCTTCCGCGGCCTTCTCCAAAATCTTTCCTGCGGGGTCATCCTCACCCCACCTTGTACCGTTAAAAATTCCAATTCCGTCTTGTCTCAAAACGGGCATACACGCAGCCACCTTATCGTTGACCTTCTTGAAGCCCATCAAATCATTCGTTTCTTCCCCAACCAAATCGTCCCAAACAATAATGTCCGGATGTCCGCCCTGAACAGGAACCTCAAGACCAGAGGCCCAAATCGTCGGGTCCCTCCTGTTAGCCGTTCTCTGACAAACAGTAAGCTCTTCCTTACCCCAACCCCGAGGACCTTTGAACTTTCCATAACATTGAATCACCCTCGGACTTTCGAGCCAATCGGCAATCATCTCAATAGTCTTCGTAGCCATCCACTTCAGCTCGCACATCAACATAACAGCTATATTGGGATTAATGATTATCTTCCTGCAGAGTACTGCGGCAAGGCAGACAGTCTTCGCTGTAAACCTCGGAGAGCTCCAATAAATCAAATGTCTCCGAGTCTTGGGAAGATTTTTAGGGCGGGGTTGGTCGAACCATTCAAGCAAGGGACGAATCTCATGCTCGGCTCGGGGAAGTTCTTCTTCTTTACCTACTCTGAGAATCTCGGTCTCAAAGTAGTAAATATCCTGAAGGCCTCTCTTGGCCTCTTCTTGAATGAGCTCAATGTCCGTCATTGGAGGCAAGTGTGGCGCACTTATCGACGAAGCCTGAGCCACTTCGACCAACCCCATTCTTTGGTTTTATCACATCTTGTGCGTAAAGCGCAAGGCCCTACAACATATAGGAGGTAAGCAATGGTTAAGTCTGAAAAAGAGGAAAAGACGTACAACTATTTGCCCAAGTCTTTGGTTGAAGTATCAATATGGGCGGAAAATGAGGGCCTGCTGTCCCACCTTATAGAATATGTAGAGAAGCTCCCACACGACCCGGAGACCTGCCGCCTATGCGGTACGTTCAAGGAACTCCAAGACATGGGCGGCTTCCCTTAGAGAGTGTATCCCACGCAAGAGGATACAAAAAGGAGTTAAGCAATGCCTTTACTGCTGGAAATAATAGCCAGTAAGGGGTTCAAAGAGTTCATGGAAATCCGCAACGAGGATCTTCAGCGCAGAACATGGAAGGTAATGAACGACTATGAGAAGGAAGGAAAAAATATGACCAAAAAGGTCAGACTTTGGCGTGCTACCAAAGGTGACGCCGTAGGTGGATTCGAAACAGCAGCAACTTCAGGTCCGCACGAATACGTATGCAAGTACGCACCTGTTCTTAGGTATCACTGCACTGTGGCCTGTGGACGCCTACCCAACGTCATAAAGAGTTTGAAGAGGGCCGGCTGGTCCATCGAGGAGGTTTTAGATGATAAAGAAAATCAGGCTTAAGAAAAAGGACTTGAAGTTTGAGATTGACTGTCTCATGAGTAAGCAAGGAATGCTTGAGACGCGAATCAAAGTCCTCGAGGCAAACATTCGAGGTCTAAACACCTTTAATATGGGCTTTCAACAGCAACTAGAAACCATTCGTCGCGAGTTTGAAGTCCTCAAGAAAATAACCCTCGAAATCAAAAGGTGTCCGAAGTGTCAGGGAGTCAAAGATGAACAAAGCTAAGCGAATCAAAACCTTAGAGGGCTATTCGAAGAGCCTTGAGGAAAGAATTGAGAAGCTTGAAAGGCTCATGGAGAGGCCGAAAGACGTTTGGCTCCCAGATCACTTCAGGAAGAAGCGAGAAGAGGCTTCAGAAAATCAGTTTCTGAACGACCCCGATCCGAAGACAGCTCGCTTCTTCGCACACTTTCTGAAGCACGCTGCAGACGGGATAGACTGTCATGACGAAGAGCGCTGTTCCAACTGTAAGATCCTACACAGGTTGATTCGCAGGTGGTTCAAAAGTGCGTAAGATAAGGGACCAAATAGTGGCCGAGTTCGCCAAGTGGCTCTCCCTTCCTGACTATTACGCTGTAGAGGTCGTTATGGCCACCGTGATTGCCAACCGTTTACCGGGTGAGCCTCTCTGGCTGGCCATTGTGGGTCCTTCCAGCTCGGGGAAGACGGAGATAGTCAGGGCGCTCTCAGGCGTCAGGAGAACGCATTCTGTGGACAAGTTCACTCGAGCAACCTTTGCAAGCGGCTTCCGCCCAGACGGCAACGTTCCCAAGGTAAACGGCGAAGGAACTCTGGCCGAATACGGCCTTTTGGCCAAGATGCAAGATGGCAAACCCCATATATTAACCATAGAGGACTTTTCCTCTGTATTTGGTAAGTCATCGGATCAAAAATCCGAAATAATGTCCGATTTAAGGAGGGTTTATGACGGAAAGTACGAAGTACCGTTTGGGAACGGGGTCAACGTTCTCTGGAAGGGTAAAATGGGACTCATCGCTTGTTCAACAGGACAATACGACACCGAGATGGGAGCTCAAAGTAAGTTTGGAGATAGGTTCCTTGTTTACAGAAACCTCCCCGGAGATCCTGTTGCGGTCGCTGAGAAAGCTGGTAGAAACTCTGAGGAAACCGACAGAATGCGACTTCAAATCCAAGAAGCCGTCTCCAAAATTGACAAACTCAGAATTCCAAAGAAGCCAATCGACCTCCCTCTCCCCGTCAGAACAGTCATCGCCCGACTCTGCGCTTTTGTGGCTCGATGCAGAACTCAGATACCGCGCCACCCTTACTCCCGAGAAGTTGAAGGATTACCTGAGATTGAGGGAACTGCAAGAATGTCAGCGCAGCTCCATCAACTCCTTAGAGGAATCGTGATATTCAGGCAAACCAAAACAGTCACGGACGCCGAAATTCAAATCGTAGAGGCAGTCGCCATGTCGACTATCCCTTCGCTCAGAATGTCCATCATCAGAGCAGTCGACCCCGCGAACGGAACCGAGGCTAAGGACATAGGAGAGATAACCAAAATTCCGCGGGCAGTCATGTACAGAGTCCTAGACGACATGAAAATGTTAGACCTTTTGGAGTGGCACCATCAAGAACGTCCTCGGGCCGCAAGAATAGGAAAATATTGTGCGACCTCGGAGTACGCGGGATTCTTCAAACAAGCTCAAAACTTAGGAGGGGGTTAAAAATGAGTAAAGAAGCCTTAACTCAAGAAGAGCGGACGTGGATGGAGCAAGGTGGGGTGACAATTTTTAACAAGCCGTACAACGGGGTAGACGTCTGCATCCGTTGCCTCAAGCCCGCACGTCAATGGTCCGGACACGTCATTTGCGGCAAAAAGAAACGCGCCGCCGGCTGGTGCAGCTTTCGCTGTCAACTCGTAAAAGGCTTTTTCGGTCGGTTTGTCGAAGCTCAATCAATTCAAGGAGGTTAAAAAATGAAAATAAAGGAAATCTTGGAGAAGTCAAAAACATTAACCCTCGAGAAGGGAAAGTCTTATCTGATGTTGATTGACGAAAGCGCCGCTTGCGCAGAAAGCGTCGAAAGGATTACGGAAGCGATAGAAGATAAACTCGATATCAACATCTTAGTAGCCACTGTCGACAGCCTAGACAACTTCAGAATCTTCGAACTGGAGAAATCAAATGAAGAGAAGAAGTCTATTCAAGCTTCTCCTTGGACTGCTTCCGATGTCCTGGATGCCATCGACAAGGATGAAGCACGTAGCCGAAAACGTGATAAAGGAAGAGATGATCAGGAGAATAAAAGTGCTGAGGCCGACCCATCAGCCGCTGACGGCGCTCTTGGTGAGGATGAACAAGATGAAAAACCCAACACGCAAAGAACCGGAAAAAGAGGATAGCCGAAAACGTCCAGAAAACAGAAATGTTTGATTCTCTAGGAGACAATCAACTCAATGTCGTTCAAAAGAAAGGGGTTAGCCAAAATGCGGTGGGAAATGAACCGCTCTACGGCCCATATTTGGCAAAAAGAGGCCGCTTTCCATCAGTACAGATCGGAGCGTTTTATCCAAAATATGGTCGAATTCGAGGGTATTTCTGCTGTTGAGTGCATAATCCGACACACTTCAAAGGTAAAAAAATTGCTTGTAAAGGATAGGGAGGAAAGCGATTGCGAGCTTTTTTCACACGACACACTTTTTACATATTGACGTAACGACCCTTTTGAACCCGCATGAGGCCCGCTGTTCATGCGGGTTTTTCTTGTTTTAGGGCCAAAACGGGTCTCCGCAGCCTATACCCCCCAGTGTGTACTCTCTTATTAAAATAGTTATATAGTCAGTATAGAGCTTCCGGGGACTCTCTTTTTCTTCCTTTCGTCTTTTTCGCTTCGTCCGCGAAGGGCGGGGAAGGGGACTGAAGCTAAGACGTTTAGATAATGTGACTTAGGACTTAGATGGTCATGCCAGCCTTTTTCCTCGAGAGGGGTAGGGGGCAGCTTGAGTGTGGGGATCGTAATACGTACGCTATTACGTACGTATGGCGGGCATGAGTGAGCACGCAGCTCTCATGCCCTATGTAACCCACAGCCTCAGCAGACCTTATCCTTATTAGTGGACAAAAAAATAGCGGAAGTATGTATTTAGCGCAAACTGATGCCAGCGCCCTAAAATTGTTTGATTTTTATCGCGTTACAGGTTTAACCTTAAGAAGCAATGACACCAGCACAATTTGCTCGCCATCTCTCAGATCAAAAGCTGCCGAAGTACGGAGTCAGTCTCGATCCGGAATGCCCTTTGGACCGATGGATTACATACGCGGTAAAGGTTCTGCGTGATGAGGGCATTGAAACCTATGAATCATGCCATGGCGGGCCAGGGCACTCGTATCCCGAACCAACCGTGCGGTTTCATGGGGCGTCTTCAGAAGGATATCGAGCTGTGGCAATCGCTATGACTTACGGGTTGCCGGTTAGATCACTGCGCCGCTTGTGGCATGTTGACGGGAGTGAGCTTGAGGGGCCGACTTGGGAGATTGTATTTCGCTCGTTGGGTTCTTTGAAAAAACTCCAACAAAAGGCTGAAGCGGAAGGATTGTTAGTATAAAATACCGACTCTGAGCAGGATGCGCCCTGCCCAGAGTCGGATGAAGGCTAATTAAAGCCTCTTACAGTGATCACACTTGGGGCGACCGTCCGTTCCCTGTTTTCTGTTCTTTGCCTCGATGTTGTTGCCTTCGGTGCAAAGCGTGTTGTCGTGGTAAACAGGTTTGTCGGTCTTCTTGATGGAATGCCACGGTTTGGTTTTCATCGTTCTCACCCCCTTTCTTTCTTTGGATGGGCGCTTTCGTTTTAGCGCCTTTTTGACCACCTCTTCCCAGCTCCCTTCCAGCTTGAGGCGGTTTGGGTCTGGCCCCGTCTTGGCCTTCTGGCTTTCTTTGATCTGTCCCTCGCTCGTCTTGCGTTTCATTCATCACCCGTTTCTGGCTCTATTGGCTCTTATGCGAGGAACGAGGAAGTATTCATCCGGATGGGCGGAAACACGTTTGGGTTGATTGGGATGGAACTACAGGAGAATGAAAGAGAAGAGCCGCAGAATCCATTTGATGATCTACTGGCCGTGGGTGACAAGGAAAAATGAAGATGTGGGCGCGTGGCGAAATTGGTAAACGCGTCAGACTTGGAATCTGTTGGGCCGAGGCACTCCAACCTCACACGGCCCTTGCGGGTTCGAATCCCGCCGCGCCCACACCCAAAACTAATCTTGGCATACTGGCTGCTTGTATACAAGCCTTTTCCCTTCAGCAGATCGAATCGCAACCCCTGAGCCTATAAAGGCGGCTATGTGCTACTGACCTATCTTCTCTACGTGCTTCGTTCCCGCACGCTCGTATCCGAGGCCGCCTTCGCGTAACACGTCCAGACCTTTCTTGATGACGGCCTGATTCCCGAACAGCTGGTCATACTTCTTGACATACTCCTTACCGCGCTTGTAGTCGCCGTCAATCTTGATTTCGACCTTGCACTCTTTCGACTCGTCTGGCACCCAATTAGGCGGCGGATTCCCTTTCTTGCCATTCCCACCTTCGTTCTTAGAGGTGGCTACCAGTTCAAACCTGATCTCGCCCGCTCCGTTGTTGGCTGCCTTCTGCGCAAGCTCCTTCAACCTATTGTCGCTGACTACTTGCTTGGCCTCCAGTTCCGCGATTCGTTCCTTCAGTTGTTCGGTGGTCATGGTTTCGTTCTCCTTTGTTTTGACCTACGGCGTTTTGCCGCTGCAGTCGATACCTGCCTCTACTGCACGAACTGTGCCACAACCCATTTTCCTTTAGATTCAACACCTTAGCCCGAATCCCGAAATCGACATCGTTTAAAATTTAAACGGTTCTTACATCCGAAAACGTGAAAACCGTTTAATTTTGAAATGCCTCCTTCTGCAAGACGCCTTACCAATGAGACATAACTGCTTTACTATCGGGAAAAACCCGGCATGATTTTTGCACCGTCTCGTTTCCGAAATGTCCGCAACAAAACCCGCCCCCAACAAACCCTCTAAGCCACCTATAAGCTCTATAGCACGCGCATTCAACGGAATTAAGCAATCAGCGCGTAAGAACGCGCCTACCATAAACCCATACAGCCAGGAGGAATTAAGCAATGGAAAGTTACAAGAACCCTCAACGTGTTGTCCTAGTCGAAGACGACTTTGAGCCCATTGGATTCGACAAGGAAGGTTGCGCCTGTGATGACCCTAGAGACAACCATGACCAACTACGCCTACTCGCCACACTGAGTATCAACGGCACCCTGTTCCATGTCGAGGCCGTAGCTGTGTATAGAGGCACAGATGGGATTCAGCGGGCCGAATGCCTCTCATGGAAAGAGCGCCTTGAGAGCTTCTCTGTCACCTTCGAGCCAGATGGCGGATGGATGACTGTTGAGTTGTTCGGCCGTTCCTATGTACTGCTTATGGAGCCTTACTCGGATTGAATAAGAGAACCCTTGAATCAGAACAGGAGGCAAGCAATGACTAAGTTCCCTAAGCTGTCCAACTCGCCCTCAAAGCTCCACGTATGGGAGACCATCCGAGGTAAGAACTTCAACAACTACCACGAGCACTGCTTGCGTTGTGGCTCTCGCTGGTCTCCCAAGGGCTTTGACAGAGCAGCCTTTTACTGCAACCCGAAACCCGAATGGCTCAAAGAACACCCTGACGACGACATGGAAGAGTTCTAACCCCTCAACCCTAAACTATCTGGAGGCAAGCAATGACTTACAAGGTGTGGGTGTCCATTGAGGAATATGAGGACGAAGACACACTAACCTACGATATCTGTGAGCTTATACCCTACGGCGAATTCGAGACAGCAGAAGAGGCTCAGAACTTCGTAGACCTACTGCTAACGGAGGTGCCCAAGTGACTAGAAAAACCTTCAAGAAACATAAATGGGGTTTATCTCGCATAAAGGGCTGCCAGTATGTTAAAACTTGCCTTCGCAATGGATGTGGCGCCTGGGCAGTCGCTACGCGACGAAACCTCTGGAGTATCTATGACAAATCCTATAACCAAGAATGTAACGCTTTCGCACAGCAAAGGACCTTACAGCGAATACACCACCGCCCACGAGGAAGCTCTGCGGCTCCAACGACGTGGGGCGAAGTCTATCAGAATCGACAAGCTCGCTGATAAAAAGTGGTGGGTAAAATACGTCATCGAGGACGACTCTCAGGAGGCAAGACATGAAAGACGCTAAGGCAAACTTGCAGGACATCCTCAACATACCGGATTGCTTCGTAGACTGCACTGTGACATCTGACGGTGTGTTCCTTGCGCAAGCATCAGGCGATTGCGGCTTCAATCACTTCTTAGGTAAGCCATCGTTTCACCAAGGCCCTGGTAAAGAACGCTCCCAATCAGTTTGGAAGAAGCTCTCTTTTCGTGAGAAGAGAGCTCTTGTTCGTTTGGCACCCCGTTATGGGCTAAGCCTAAGGGAGGTGCTTAGGTAATGGCGAAAACGAGGAAGGAGAAGCGAAAGTATAGGCGCTATTGTGACTGCTGCTCGGAGGACTGCCCTTGCAGATACGACGGCCCTTGTAAGTGTCCCTGTCATGACAAGAAGACAGAAGATAGGAGGTAAGCCATGTCTCAAGAATACAGTGACGAGAGCAGAATAGACGAGCCCTACGCCCTACCCGATATTGAAATATGGCATCAAGACAAAGCGGTGCTAGCGGACGAAGAGTTAGCCATTCCGCCCTACGAGATAGGCTGGTACTATTGGTTTTGCTTCCCCGGTTGCCTGCCTGACAATGAAGCAATGGGTCCGTTTGAGACTCACGAAGAGGCGCTGGCAGGCGCGAGAGGTGACGAAGATGGATCCTAACGCAGCATTAGAGGCTATCTTAGGCGCTATCGAAGATGTTGGGTATGGCGATGACCGTGAAACACTTCGGCGCATGGTTGAAAACTTTGAGGCTCTCGACGAGTGGCTCTCAAAGGGGGGCTTCTTGCCCGAGAGGTGGAAAAGATGACTAACTCTAAGGCAGAGAACGAGTTAAGAACTAACCTCGAGTGTCACATGAGGTTAGCTTTCTATGCGTTGAACCGCTTGATCCGGCTCAGCCGGGCGTGGCTTGGAGTGTGGACGCGGAGGAGGGCTGAGTGGCTCGCGTAAAAGTTAACGCGCACAAGTGTCCTGATTGCGAAGGTTTGGTCATGATCAAGATAGGAGACAAGTACGAGATGGTTCTCAATGTCGCCGAAGCTGTCTCTCTGATGCAAGGTCTCGGAAGTCAGCTAGGAATTCCAGAGGGCTCAAACGGAAGAGCGCAACATATCAAGCGCCTTCTGGAAGAAGAAAGAGGAGGTTGACATGACGTGGAAATCCATGAACGGATGTGAGTCTCCGAAGGATCAGAAGGATTTCAGGTTCTCAGAGAAGCTCAAGCATGAAGACCACAGCGAGAGCTGGATGGAATCCCAATGGAAATCAGAGGAGGATTTCGAAGCGCGTACCGGTTTCGGTGAGGAGGAAGAAAATGAAAGCAAAGGTTAGAAACGGTGAACAGTGGAAGCTTCAGCATAACTTGGCAGTGAGCAGGTACTGTCCTGTAATGAAGGTAACACATGAAAATGCCTACTTGCGTATGCTTCAAGGTTGGGAGGGGTACGCCACGGTACACAAGTCTGAATTTGAATCTTCCATAGGCGACGATAACGTCTTGGGTCCTGCGTGGGAAGCAATAGGCGATAGCTTGCGCGAGCTGCTCAACGGTGAAGTTGGCCCCCGTTTGGACTGCGGAACACTTGACTCCTTCATCCTGAACACAATGAGAAGCAACACGCCGCAGACACGGAGGTAAAATGAACTTTGAATCTGCCTTAGGAAGGGAACTTCACATCCGCCTGGAAGAGGTGAAGTCCGAAGGCTGGGTAGAGGGCTTCCGACTTGGCGTGTTTGTCGGTGTCGCCATTGGCGCGATAGCGGCGTTCGCTCTGAGCTATTTGATAACCGTTTGGAGGTAAGTCATGAAAGTTTTTGAGTATAAATTGTTGAAGGCGCAATCTCTCATGTCCGCTGAGCAGTTGGATGAACTTGGGAAAGCGGGTTGGGAGTTGACAACCATAATCCCCGCCGATGATGACGCCTTTTATTTCTTTTACTTTAAGCGGGAGGTGTTGAAGCAGTGACAACTATCAGAGAGGACCTAGAGATAGCTCGGGAGGACCTGAAGAAGGTCTACTCGAGGCTCGGAAAGTATCGCAAGATAGATGAAATGGCGGAGCACGCCAAGGCTATGAAAGTCATCAGAGATCGAATCATGGAAGACATAGAGGTGCTTCAAGAGTTCATTGAGAGGAATTTCTGAGGAGGTAAGCCATGATGTTAGAGGGTGTAGAACTGGTAATCACTTACACAAGTCAAGCGGGCACCAGAGAACATAAGGTAAAGGCGTCTATTGATAGTACTGGAACGTGGCAGCAGTGGGGAGTTCCTAAAGAAGTTCTGACCGGAAATGTTGACTTACTGGACGACATTACAGCAGCCGTCTGCCAACACCTTGAGGGGGATGATTATGAGAATTGAAGAGCACGTCGCTTGGATGACTCGAGACATCAACGTGGGCGAGTACAGAAGGCCGGCTGAACACCTTGTCATGATGCACCCGTTGAAAGCTGCTCTTATTATGCCGTTTCTGTATGACAGGCTCCATTCAACGGAGAAGGTCAGCTTTATCAACGAGTTACAGAGGATGCTTTTAAAGCACTTTGTGGTTGAAAAACATAACGTAAACGTGAGAGAATTCGCAAAGCTCAACTTAGCCAAGCTTTGGGCAGACAAGAACAATGGCGCACGACTTGTCGAGGGAGAAAAATGAAACTTCAGCTCGTCAGATGGGCAAAACGAGTAGGGAAAACTGTCTCCTGGGGGAACATCGTAGGCCCATACTCCGGACAGTCTTTTTTAGAAATCTTTCAGACAATAGACGAAGCTCGGGAACGTGAACGTCAGGCTCTCGCCAAAGAACCTATCGGTTCGGACAGACTTCCGGTAGCTTTAAGCAGGGAGGAAATTTAAAAATGGTACACCCACGCGGACGAATAGTATGCCCAAGATGCAACGATCCGGCGACGGTACCAATTGGGACGCACACAGCTTACTGCCTCAAATGCATGTCGGACAGGGTGCCGAGTGCCCCCACGTGTAAGAAAGTGATACCAATGGATAAGGGAAGCTTTTGTTTCGGTGTACTTATTGGGTGGATAGGAATGCTCTTGGCTTTCTGGATCTGGAATAGCTAGTGAAAAGTAGATTCTATCAAGAGCGAGTAAACACAGCCTGCCGCCTTAAGCGACCTTCCGTTTGCAAAGACTGCATGGGAAATCCTGATTCGGACTCTCACAATCCTATGGTTTCCGGAGGCCATATCCCTCCTTCAGGTCCTATAGATGCTCCTCTTATGCTGATAGGTATAACTGGAGGAGTTGAGGAAGAGGAAAGAGGCGAACCTTTCGTTGGTAAGTCAGGAAGGAAAATCAAAGCGGTTATCAGATGGGCAGTTGAGGAGTTCGGTTCTAAGTCGTTGCCTATCAGGAAATATAATATTTACAACTGCCGCGCTACTACAACGGGTTACGGAGGACGAATCGTCAACCGAAAATCAGGAGGCATGACTGTTAGAGAGATGAAATCTTGCGCTTCGCGCTGGTTGTTGCCTGAACTAAGAAAGACTAAAGCGAAAGTTGTTCTCGTTCTCGGAACTGAAGCCTTCTCGTTTCTGATAGGAAAGAGGTTCGACAACTTCAACAAGGCCATGGGGTATAGATTGTATGTTCCGCAAAGTGGAATTAGTCCGGAGGGGTTAGGCACGGAGATCTGGTCCTTTGATACCGAGGTGGATTGGTCGGACGCAATGTACGATAAATAGGAGTTAAGCAATGATCAGGTTCTACAATCGAGAAGGGAATGAAATCGGACTTCTGGAGTGGGTCAAAACGTCTGTGGACCTCGAATACAAAGTGGTCAAAAGGACCGAAGTAGGAAAGACAAGCATCAGTACAGTCTGGTCAGGGTTGGACCACAACTTCAGAAAAGGCCCCCCGTTGATTTTTCAGACGATGATTTTCGATAAGGATTCTGAGCTGGATCAATGGCAGAAGGGGTACTCGACTTTAGGAGAAGCAGAGGCAGGTCACCTAAGAGCGGTTGCCTTGGTGAAGAAGGTGAAAAAGAAATGAAGTTAGCACTTTACATGCAGCACGGAACAACAGAAGTCATCATCACCCCTGAAACTGATTGGGAGAAGGACACTCTGGAGAAGATTCCGACAGGCGGAAAGTACACCCTCTATAGAGGCCCCTTCTACGAATGCCAAGGAGGTTGGATTAGACAAGGAACCGGCTTTGGGTCTGGCTCCCCCTCTCGAGACGAAAGCCTTATATTCCGTATCGACGTAGAGAAGGAGGAAGAGTGACCTTACGAATCATGACAGTTTTGATTCTGGCCCTCATACTCTTCCTGATGACGATGTTCATGAGTTGTTCCTCGGAAGAGGCTACTGCACAAGTGCGCTCACCTGTAGTGTCTAGTGTCTTTGTTCTTGCAAAACGCCTTAGTGCGGCAGAAGAGAGAATCCACAATCTTGAGATTCAGATTCAGCTCTTAGCTGAAGGGGAACGGGAGAGGGCTGCTCTCTTACATGGCTTTGAAACAATAGGGAGGTAAGAAGATGAAAAGAGAAGTGTTCGATCTTGTTGACGACTACTGCGAACACGATAACAACAAGGAGGACTGCGACGTACCGTGCTCGGGCTGCGACCATGACTGCTCAATGCACGAGGGCTTAGCGTGCAGCGGTCCTGTTATGCATGCAGGTGTTGACCTGGAGTGTGACTGTGAAGAATTCGAAGATTGAGAAGAGAGTTTTGGCTTTAGGGGATAATTACCGCTTGGTCGAGGTGGGAGAGACCGACTTCGTACTCGAGAGGTTCGGCATAGATGCACTTGGAACACGTCATTATGCGCGTGTTGGCAGGTTTAGTACGCATGAAGGTAGGCTTAGCACAAACATTGACGGGCAAGAGGGGGAGCTAGGAGTCGTGCTGTTCCTCATTATCGAGTACCTGTTTCAAGTAACTTCTGATGCCTAGCTACAATCTCCTGACGTTCCTCGATAGAGAGATGGTGGATGGTTGTGGAACGCTCGCTGACGGGAAAGATTCGATCCTCGATGTCCTGAGCCACGGCTCGAGCTGTCTTGATGTCGAAGTTCTGAAACATCCAATGAAGTCTCATGTGAGCAATGGCCTGCTCAGTAGAGGTGAAGCTATCAAGGCAAGGCTTGCCTCCTTCGTCAGTCCAAGCACAGACGTTCCTTCTTTTGAGCTCTTTTTCGTATATGTCCCTGAAGCGCTCGCATTGATCGTCATTACGGACGGTCTCCGTCATCGTAATCTGAGCAGTTTCAGACTGAACGAGTTGGGCGTTTGCTCGAGTTTGTTCTTCGGAGAGCTCGAACTTTTTAGCCTCCAGAGAAATGTCGAGATGGTCTTCAAGGGAAAAGGGCTTGGGAGGAATGAGTTCGACTTTCTTTCTCGTTACTTTCTTTTTTCTCTTGACCATGAAGGGAGTCTAACATGCCTTTAGTGGAAATTGTATCTATTCTCTTAACCGTCGCCTGCTTGCTTGTGGTGGTTGGCTGCTTCTTTGCCCTTATTGTTTGGATGGTAGTCCTTTACAGATGGCTCGATAAGTAGGAGTTTAACATGACACAGAACAAACTATACAAGCTACTCTGTTTTGGGTCGGCATCGGTACTCTTGCTTACCTACTGTGTCCATTTGTGGTTTGCGATCCCAACTGTGCCTCCGATTCACGAGAGACCCTATGTCACTTTCAACAACGGCATCAACCGAGGTGTGTGGGGCGATCTCGAATACTACGACGGTGGAGATTGGGTAACCAACCTTGATACACCATTTTACTGGACCTGGTATGGAATTCAGAACGTTGCGATTGTCCACTGGTCATATGGTCCTGACGGAACCGAGGAATGTGTCATCCACGTCAAGTGGACCAACGGAATGGAGACCTGTTTGAACGCACCTAGTGTTCAGAAGGGAGGAAATTAAGTGAAAAAGCCGAGCTTTGAGCACTGTTTCGCGGCGTTTGGGGCAGCAGTGGCGATACTGGCTGTCTTCGGCTTCCTGAAACTCACTTACGAGGCGGGTTATCAGAGCGGCCACGTAATAGGTCATAAGGAGGGGACAAGCGAAGGCTACGAAATTGGACGTCAGATGGAACCTGTTGAGGTATCAGGGACCGAACCCGACGTTGCAACCGACATCGGCGCCTTAATCATGGACGAAGCGCCATTCCTCATAGAAATAGACGATACGCCGCCGCACTTTGTGGTCGGTCCTGAGTTCTGGAATGGTGTCTCAAAGGAGATAACTGAAGTTGAGTTCGAGGTTGATGGGTACATCATCAGAGTGGTTAGACCCGTTCGAGAGGGGGAAAAATGAAGAGGGGAATTGAAAAGCTAATTTTTAATCCGTCACGTCTTCGTGACTATGCTGCGTGCAAGTTCAGATACTTCACGAAATACATCAAGAAACTCGCCGCTCCCTTTAGGGTAGCTGCTCCACGAGAGTTGGGGAGCTTTATCCACGCTGGCGAAGCCGCAGTGGACGAAGGCAAGCCAATAACGGCTGCAATCAGGCGCTCCTTGAAGGCCTTCAAATTATCCGGGGGGTATCAGTCGGCAGATGCCGCTGTGCTTGAACAGTTGGCACACGAGGCTGGGCAAATCATCGAAGGGGGCATATGGGTCAACGGCAAAGGGCGACGGAGTTCAAACGAATCCTATCAGCAGTGGAAGCGTGAGAACTTCAGACTCAAAAGTAAGAATCCTGGCAGCAGAGCGAAGATTCTCTTTGTGGAAAAGAGGTTCTTCACCGATATCGGACCTTTGATTCTGGCCCCTAAACTCGATATGGGATTGCAGACTCAGATGTGGGCAAGAGAAGAGAACGAAGTTTGGGCTGTTGAGAAGAAGACTACTACGAAGTGGGCCACTGAGGGTGACGCTCAGGTTGCATGGAAGCGTAAATGGGTGATGGACATTCAGACTACTGTTCAATATGTTGTGCTCGAGAAGGAAGGCTACAACGTGATAGGCTGCATGGTTCAACCGATTGTCTATTCGAGGCAGGCCTGCAAAGGGAAGAAAAATCCCCAGCCTATTGGCAAGGTGAGCAGACCTCCGCTTGTGTGGACCAGGAAACCCGCCGCTGTGATAGCTCACTTTAAGGCATGGATGGAAGACCTCCCCAAGGAGGTTCTTCAAAGAACTCAATCAAATTATTGGCCGGCGGATGGAATGGCCAACGGCTCCTGCGACCTCTGCAACTTAGCTGCATATTGCAGAAATGAGGGAAACCTTGTGCGTAGAGAGGATGACGAGGTCGACATCTATCGACAGAAAAGGGGCTGGGAATGACAGAGAGAAAGAAGTGTCTTCGGTGTGACAATCTCGTCTTCGAGTCGCAACAGCGGTTGCACGAGTATGTCTACAACTGCATGGGTTTCTGCCATAAAGGATGTGATCCAAAACTTTGTAAGGAGGCTTCGAGAAGCCAGACGGAGGAAATGTGGAAGCAAGGAGAGGAAACATGCGAAGAGCACACCGAAAGGATAGTAAAGACGCTGGCGGATGCGTTGCTAAAAAGTTCAGAGTGATTCTTCGCTTGGAAGACCCTGAGGAGGAATTTGAGTTTGAAGTTCCGGATCAGTTCGAGGATGACTTGTTGAAATGGCTTGAATGGGTTCAGAAATATGGAGAGGTAAAGAATGACGACAAAACCGAGAGCGCCTGATGAAGATAAGCGAAGGATAACCCTTTATGGACCGCCGAAGAGTTGGAAGTCGACGAGCCTGGCTACGATTCCGAAAGGGGACAAAATCTACATTGTCGACTTGGACAGGCAGCTAGGAAGTTTCAGGAAAGAATGGGAAAGGAGGAAGCATCCGATAAAGAACAGGAAGATTGTCACGATTGACTCGTCAGGTGACAGGTCGACGTGGGACATCGTGCAGGACATCAAGGAAGCCATGTGGGCGCCCCCTAAAGGCTTTGACTGGTACGCGGTGGACTGCATGACGACCGTGGGATTGTTGATGACCCATGAGTTCATCGGGAAAGGAGAGGATAGAGAATATAACATGCGGAACAACACTGAGTTGCTGAGCTGTATGACTGACTATTTCTGGCAGTTCGTGCAGACAGCAGAACAAGAAGGGGCTTGGACGGTTTTGATTTTTCACGAAAAGTGGATGGAGTATGAAGATGGGATGACGGACCCGAATTCGAAAGAGGCGTGGAAGAACAAGAAGTCCACGCTGGTCCCCGAAGTCGCGTCGAGTGCAAAAACTATTATCCCCGGACAGTGCCCCTTCGTTTGGCATGTGGAGAAAGGAAGGGAGGTGCGAAACAAAATATCTACATCGTGTTCTTTTGTACGAACTCAGGGAACTCCCTTCATCATGGCTTCGTCTACGGGCTATGACGATGAGTTGAACATTCTGGAGCCTCTCGATTTCGACAAGCTGATGACGAAGATGAAACTGAAAGGAGGAACAAAGAGGAGGAAACGATGAAAAGGAAGTTCAAGAAAATTCGTATTCCCAAAGAGCTTTTGAAACTGCTCCACGCAATGTCGGTAAGGGAGAGCGTTCGTACCGGCTACGCCATAACAGAGGAAACTATAGTGGAGATGTTGGTTTCGGTCGCTTGGAATGACTACAGAATCGAAGAAGAACAAAAGAAAAAGGAGGTTTGAATGTCACTTAAAGGTGGATGGAAGGCAGCGCACACGTCAGACGATGTTCCTGAACGTGATTATCGAGTGAAGGGAATCGAGTACATCGGTCCGAGAAAGCAACGTGACGATGATGATCCAGACAAATTCAAGTGGTTGAATGAGCAGTTGAAGATTGCGATCCTCGACGAACCCGTACAGTATGAAAAGTCCCCTGACAAGGGCAATCGACCGGACAAGGAGGTAGTCGGGCGGCGAATAAAGATCTATCTCGGTAATGAGAAAAGAGGCCACAATATCGGCTACATGCAAGTTAGCATGGCTCTTCAGTTAGATGGAGATAGGGACATCCAAGGAGAAGAGCTGGTGGGCCTCCCTTTCGAGGCCTCGTTCTTCTACAAGGATAGCGACGACCCGAAATCGGACAGGCGGTTTCTAAACTGCAAGCCTATCATTGACTATGATTGGGTGAGCGGTGAGGAATCGAAGGGAGGTAAGAAAGGGACGAAGAAGAAAGCTTCAAGGAGTCGTGCGTCAAAGACGCAGAGCTCCGAGGCTCGCAGACAGCGAAGGCGCCAGGGGTAGCTCGGTTTGGGGGTCCCCTGAGGAGGGGGCCTCCTCCCTACGGGAGATAAAATGAAAGAAGAAGAGGTTCCAACCTGTCCAGTCTGTGACCAACCCTTCTACGACAAGAAGTGTCGAGGCTGTGGCTTTGATGGGGAAAAGGATGCCGATTGGCTGCAGGGACTACGTGACGACTTTGATGAGGACCTAAAGAAATGAACCAGAGGTCTGAGACTCTTGAGCTGAGGGTTCGGGTAGTCGATGCTGACGCAATTGCGAGGATGGCGAAGGTGTGCGGTATTGGATTTCAGACCTACGTGAGAGAGATTCTTGAGGTGTTCGTTGCGGAGAAGGGAGGAAGGCTTGACAAAGAAGGGAGATGCCGTATCTGTCCGCTGCAAGGTTCATGGGAACAGAAAGTTGATAATAGGGACCGATATTTCAGAAGAAGAAGGGAGCCAAGCAAGTTGTCCATACTGTCGGGAGAATCCGACAGGCCCGCTGATGTGCGGGATGGGTTGGGTAAGCCAACAAGGGGTCCAGTACATAGTGGACGAACAGGGGAGGATAAGGCACTTTGAAAACCTCTCTGAAGTTGAAGCTGAGCGAATCAGAGAAGGCAAAAAGAAAGTGATAGAGGTTTTTGAAACACGCGAGAGAAACAGGAGGGAGAAGTATGAAGTTTGACTTGCGCAGAATCACACGTACCTGTTGGAGGCCTAAATGCAACAAAATGGCGGAGGTTGAGCTTTACAACGATAAAGAAACCCACTATGGGGATTTTTGTTTCCCTCATGGAAAAGAGGCGAGGGACAGGAATACCAAAAGGGTACAGGAGGAGGAGAAAGCGAATGGTGAGTAAACAGACAGCGACGGAGGTAGCGATGCTGGAGCCTCGAGTCGCACAGGCCGCAAGAGAAAACGCGGAAGCAGAAGTAAAGTCGCTGACGGTAACGGCAAAAAGCGTTCCCGCAGTCATTAAGACTCAAGATGACCTCGATGTCGTTTCGGATTTCACGCAGAAGATTGCGACAACCAAGAAGAACATCATTGCTGAGGAGAAAAAGGCAACCAAGCCTTTGGATCAAGTCAAGAAGTTAATCAAGAGCTGGTTCAAGCCGATGCATGACGAGCTCGATTACCACAGAGGGGCATCGGATCAGAAGATTCTTGGTTATGAGGAGATGCTCTGCGAGAAGGCCGAGGTTGAGCGGCAGATAGAAGTCAAGAAGGAGGAGAAGAGGTTAGCCGCCTTGAGGCGCAACGAGGAGAAGAAGTTAGCTGAAGCTCGGTCTCGAGAGGAGCGGGCGAGGGTCAAAGCTGCCTATAAGGAGAAGCAGGAAGCTGTCGCCAACGAATTGAATGCAGCCTTGAATCAGATAGTTGAAGAGGAGCCTCAGATGCAAGGGGTTTCGATTGTCAAGAGATGGAAAGTTGAACTTGTTAACATCGACGATGTTCCAAGGGAGTACCTAAGGATACAACTAAATGAGAAGCTGATCCTCGATACTTGTAGAGAACAGGCCGCAAGAGGGCAAGAGCCGCGAATAAGGGGACTCAGGTTTTTTCAGGAGTCATCCACTGCTGCAAAGAGTTTGAATTAGAAGGAGGAATGAAATGCCGACAGACCAAGGACCAATGATGAAAGGTACGCAGATTACGAAAATAGGTTTGCCCCCAATGACCGAGCGCCTCAATAGGAAGAAAGCGCAGTTGACGGCAGAGTTGCAGGCTGTCAACGAAGCGTTGGGTATTCTGAAGGAACATCCGGACCTTGAGAAGCTGCTCAACGCTTTGAACAGAGTTGAGTCCATGAGGTACTGATCGATGGCCGACGACACCACACGGGCCAGGTTGTTTGAGACAGAACTCCATAGGTTGCTGTCCGCTTACGAGAACATCAAGGACTGGGATGAATGGTGGGAGCGTGAGATGGAGAGTGTTAAGAAGTTGCTCGAAGATTATGGAGTCAAGCAATGAAGGAGCGTACATTTGGAGACTGGCACAAAGGGAAGATTGGAGAGTCCGAAGCCTTCTTTGTTTCTTATTCCTATTCGGACCCCGATTCCAACATGACGGACTCCAGAACTGTCAAGGTTCTGACCAAACAAGGCAAGAAAGGTGCCGGAGAGCGGGTGGTGAGACAGATTAAGCGCAGATATCCCAGGGCGCGGGTGACTGTTAGGAGGATTTGGAAACCTGGAATGTCACCCGGAGGAATCTACCTGCCTCCTGGGTTTGAATGGATCGATGATGGGGTAAAGGGAAAGGGGAAGAAGAGTCAATGAAGATTCTTGAGGTAGTTTGGGAGGACTCCTTTTACAATTCGGGTCCGATTGCCGCGGACGAAATTGATGAAGAGCTGATGTTGATGCACCTTGTAGGATATTTTGTAAAGGAGACAGATAAGCTGTTGGTACTTGCGGGAGAGTACATTCCGACAGATGGGAGGTGGCGTTATGTAAACGCCATAGACAAGAAGGTAATCAAAAGTAGAAAGGTGTTGAGAAAATGAAAGTTACATTCATACTTACTGACGGTACGGAGCATGTAGTTGAAGAGGGGGGATACAACTTTGACAACTTACGGAATGAACTGCACAACTCAGAGGAGAGCCTAATTCTAGTGGGCTACACAAACTCCGAGGTAGGGCTCACTCAGACTCTCCGTCGGCTTAAAGATGTGAGAGAAGTGGTAGTTTGCGATGAACTAGTGGTGGTTCCGAAGGAACGGGAAGAAGAGGAGATTCCTCCCGTATGAAGAAACTTCCGATGACGAAAACCAACAAGAGAGGAAAGGAGGTGTAAAGGATGTCGCGTGAAAAACTTTTGTTCATGAACACGTGGCATCCGTGAGCCGGCTTATGTAGGATATGATCCTGCGCGAAGCAGGAGGAGCTTCGTTTACCATGTGAGGAAGGCAGTCAGGATAGCGCTCGGGCAGAAAGAAGAAAGGCTGCCGGATATTCTCTATAATCCTTCAGTGAGAGAAGCTGTTGAGGTATTCGGAGAGTGGAAAGATGGTTTCGCCTGCGACATCGAGACCCCTTCTCTCCAGGATCATAGAATGCTCTCTGTTGCTGTCTCTGGCGAAATAGACAGAGCAATGGTCTGGGATCTGAGGGACTCAAAGAGCCGAAGGCTGATGGGTCCACTGAGGAAATATCTACAAGCGGTCTCCCCTAGAAGGATTGTCTTCCAGAACGGCGAGTTCGACATTCCTATTCTTCAGAAGCACGGCTACAAGGTCAACCTCGACGTGTGCTGGGATACTATGGTAGAGAATCAAATCCTGTGGCCCGACGAGCCTGTCAATCTTTCGTTCCTCGGTTCGATGCACACCGACATGGAGGCATGGAAGCATCTGAGGGGTTCGAGACTTTTATTCTATAACGCGCTCGACGCAAATGTAGACTGGAAAGTTTACGTCGGAAGCGACGAACATTATGAGGAGTATGATGAATAAAGAAGATAGCTGCCCTGATTGTGGTGCAGAAGTGAACTCTATGAGGGAGTACGTCAACAGAAGGATGCCGATGGTCTGGAACCTCATCATGCCTCTCAATCAGAGGGGTGTGATGTTGGATGTGACGCAGTTGAGAATCTTTCAGGCGGATCGGGCAAAGAAGATGAAGACTTGGAGGAAGAGGGCTGAAAAACATTTTAAAGAACTTAGCTTGGGAGAATATGATAAGAAGCTGAAGACTCTGTTGCCTATCGGCCTAAAGGGAGGGTTCTCCAATAAGAAGTTGCGGAGACTCGTCTATGAGGAAATGGATTTGCCGGAGCAGCTCAATCCTGAAGGAAACGTAACCTGTGACAAGGATGCTCTCAAGAGGTTGGCAAAGATAGACTCAACAGGAACGATTGACCTCTTGCGAGAAACGACTGCCTTTCAGGAATCAAGGAATGCCTTGATGGTTAAGCCCCATCCTGATGGCAGAGTCAGAACACGCTTTGTGTTCGGAGGAGATGAGAAATGGACAGAGGACGAAGTAGGACGAGAGAGCCCTGGTTCAGGGAGACTCGCTTCGAGAAACCCAAACCTGCAAAACATAAAAGATTGGGTACGTGCTATCTATGTCCCGAGGAGCAGGGGGAGGTGGCTTATCAAAGCGGACTATTCACAGATAGAAATGAGGCTGATTGCCATCCTGTCTGGCGACCCGGAACTTTTGAAAGCGATAGAGACTGATGCTCACCTCTACATCATGTATCTGGTGGACAAAGCCACAGATTTATATGGCCTCCACAAAAGGGGTTTTCCCCAACTTCTCAAGGACTACAGAAGGGGTGACTCTGAAGTTGTATTCGCGCGGGATGAGACCAAGAGAACAGATTATGGATGGGGATATCGAATGGGCGTCAAGACCCTCGAGAACGTCAGAGGAGTCCCCGTTGATCGAGGCCTCCGTGCGCTTGCTGCGCTCAACAGAGAGTTCCATTATGTCGTTGAGTGGTGGAACTCACTTGAGGCGGAAGTCAGAAGAACCGCGGCAGGCACTGGAATGGGATACCTCCAAAACCAGTACGGACGCGTCCGTCATTTTTTCACGGACGACAAGAAGTGGGTTCCCAAGGCCTGTAACTTCTTCCCCCAAGGTCTGGCCGCCGACATACTCTATGACGCTATGGAGACGCTTGAGAAGAATCTTCATCGTTTCGATTCAGAGCTGGTCCTTACGTGTCATGATGAGGTTGTTATCGACTGCCCTGCAAATCCAGAAGAAGTCATTCCTTACATCAAAGAAGTCATGGAGAGACCGGTTCCTGAGTTGGATGGCTTAGTCGTTCCAGTTGACATCATGTTGGGAAGGAACTGGGCCAAGTTTCATAGACACGGCAAGGGATGTAAGAAACATTGTGCGAAGCACGAGAACGTTAAGGGACAGCGTAACTGGAAGGAGGCTCTCAATGCTGCATAAAATAACAGAAGGAGACAGGTCGCGTACAGGACTCAATCTAATGGCAGACGAAGACGGCAAGCTGATTGCGATTAGTGTTTACTTGAGTCGTAGATTCCACCTTTGCTTGTCGAGAGATAAGCGTTTCAGGGCCTTTTACTCGGACTTGACGTTGGACCACAAGATGTATCGTCCGAACGACATGGACAATAAAGGAGGCCTGGTGTGTCGTAGGTGTGGAGAGCACAGTAGCGAAGCGCGTCCTAACTGTCGAGGCCGAACCTTTATGTGGATAAGAAGATGAACATCAAGGATATGGAGAAGGAGATTCAGGAAGTCATTAAGGACCTCGTCGGTAGCACAGAGGGGGCTTCGCTTGAGGGTAAGGCTCGAGCCATGACGATCGCTTCAGATTATTTGTTTGAATTTTGGAAGCGGGCAGCGGCCAGTCTGCCGGCGAAAAAAGCTAGGGTCAAAGCGATGGAGGCGATGCACAGGAAGCTAATAACTAAGGAGAAGGAAGAAGACTTAGTTCAACTTCAGAAGGATATAAAGGAGGCAAGCAATGTTTTCAACACAAAGGATAAGGGAGACGTGGAAAGCGCTGTTTCCGAAGAGGGAAAAGATGACGTGCTTGGACTGCGCAACGACGTGGACGATACGAGCGAACGCCTCGAAGGAAGTGAAACGGGTACGCGACTACAAGTGTCAAAGCGGGCCGTTCAGCGAACAGGCGAAGAAACAACAGCAAAAAGCAGTTCTGCTGTGGTCCATCCTGAGGCACCTGAAGGACGTTCAAGGACCGAACTGGGACAAGCCGTGGATCAAAAGGAGGATATCAGAACATCGACTGGAGGGAGACCACCTGATGAAAGAGCTGAGTCTACTCCTCTTACCATTCTCCCAGCGGACGGTCCCTTGGATGGTGGAGAGCGACACGACAGTTCAGGAGGATTTGGAGAAGATAAGCAGGGACATCAACTCAATGGAGCCGCCGCTGTTCAAAGAGAGCGGGGGAAAAATGTTGGACGCAGTGAAACTGAAGCTAGAAGAGGATGGAAAGACTCCTCTGCCAAAGGAAGAAAGAAAATGTACGACTCCAGGATGCTTCAGCCACGACCCGCCGAAGGAGTTCGAACCGAACATGGTGATTTCAATATGCAACCTGAACGAGCTGATGGGAGACGTAAAGGCGAAGGAAGAGAAGTTCCAGATGGCGACGTGCTGCTACTGCAACCTGTCGTATCAACAGGAGAGGGACGTGAACAACCCGTACTGCCCGACGTGCGTAGCGGCGCAACGGAGGAGGTAGACGAGATGTCGAAGAACTTTAGAGAGATGGACGAAACGGAGCTGACGGAAAAGATTGACCAGGTTCTGAGAAGCAAGTCAGACGCAATGGAAGGCTTCGACGGAACGGACATCAAGGAAGTAAGAAACGTTCGTGTCGGAAAAGGCGCTCTGGGAACTGCTAATCAGAACGTAATTGTCGGCAGAAAGCGCTGTGTCAACTGCTCTTTCGAACTGCCCGGATATGAGACGGTGTGTGTTGCGTGTAAGCAGCCACAACCTTTGATAAAGAAGCCTTAACTACTTGAGGGAACCTCTGAGCTTGTTAAGGTCTAGACCCATTTCTGTTCCTATCTTCGTCAGCTCTTCGGTAGATAGAGACTTCTGTATGCCGAGTTCCTTTCCTTCCATAATGTCCTGTACCAAACGGGCTAGTTGTTCATAGGGCCGGTCCGAATATTCTTTGAGCCAACCCCTCTTCTGCATGGCTTCACTCAACTTAGGATTATGCGGGAGTCGGCTACCACCTGCGAATATTTCCAGGTCTCCGGAGTGTGTAATCTCATGGGCCACGCTTCCAGGACCCGCATCGGGTCTCGTTGCAATCTCCGGCGTGCGAGCCTCCCTGAACTTGAGGTCTATCCCCCAGTCTTCCTGTCGTTTAAACTGCTTCTCTCTATGTCGCATAAGGCGGGGAATGTGTTTTTCCCGTTGAGCAATTTCGGCTGCCGTTTCTGCAGCTTCGCGTTCGAAGAGTGTAGCTGCCTCTAAGTCCGGATAGGCATGTTTATAAGCAGCCTTTTCCATCGTCGTTACGTCCTTGCTGAGTCTGGAGGTGGGTGTCTCCAGAATGTCACTGATCGGGAGGTCTTGTGTGTACGTAGCCTTCGACCCAGATGCCCTCGGTTTGCCGCCGAAGACTGCACCCAGTTTCAACTCGTCGAGCAAGTCCTTTACGAATTTTCCTCTACCTGCTTCACCAGGGAGCTTGGCCTTCTTAAATGCCTTCAGCACTTCTTTTCCTGCTGTTCGTTGCGCTGGAGAACCTAACAGCATAGAACCTGCCATCATTCCTGGACCCTCAAACAAATCCGGAACATAGCTGACTAAGTCCATGAACTTCTGCGTTCGCGTCATCTCATCTGACTCCTGCTCCTTCATGCGCCTCTGATAATCCTGCCAGTTTCGTTGCATCTCATCGACTTCGGCAGCAGGTTTGCCGACGCCGCGGTTCATCATCTGAATCCAGGACTCGTCGAGGTACTCAGGAGGAGCAGACATTTCAGGGGCGCCCGCAGGAGGAAAGTAAGCTCCAGCTCCATGAGGCTCCATGTCAGGAGCGACGTTGTTCAAGTAAGATTGAGCCCTCTGCATCTCTTGCGGAGACTGAGACTCTTTGTACTGCTGCCAGGCTCCGGGTCCAAAGACATCTACGTTGTTCAGATACTCAGAGGGGTCCTTTGGGAAGGGCATCTTATCTACCTATGAGCTTCATGAACTTCTCGTAGCCTGCAGGTTCCCCTCCATACGGAAGTAAGGTTCCCAATCCAGGAGTCCTTCGGGTTATCTGACGCCACAGCTTATCCCAAGGGATTTCTCCTTCAGGAGCTTTGGAGCCTGCGGCTACGCCTTCGACCACGTCTGTCAAGTCGCCCACTGTAGGACCAAGGAACCAACCTGCCAAGTCTCTCCTGGCGGCACGTTCCGCGAGGTCTCCCGCTATGCCCAAGCCACCGACGTACATGGTTCTTTGAAGGAGTTCCCAAGTTGGATTCTCCTCATCCCACTCTCGAGGCTCATGCTCCTCGCCTGTTAGGTCAGCAATCCCAGAACGGATTTTATCCCTCAACTCGTAAACTGCGGTACCGCCTAAACCTGTGAGTACACTCCAACGTGCCAAGGGTCCTATGCTTCCCTCTTTGCCGTTCGAAAGGAACCACTTCCTTGCGGGACCCAAAACCTCCCGAGCGATGAAGCGACTCTGCTGATAGACGAACGACTTGTACTGAAGGGCTATCCTTGCGGACGGAGTCTGCCAGAAGAGAGGAATATCTTTCCAGTGGGTTGCATGTTGCGTAGCATCCGATCCTATAAGGGCTACTCTATCTGCCACGTCGTCGAGTAACTTGCCGCCGTTCTCTATGGTGCTGATGATGTCCTTATTGGTAATACCCCTCTTGATGAGGTCGTCTGTCAGCTTGCCGCCCTTCATAATCATCTCTTCGGCGGTGACTATTGCAGAGTTCGCGGAGAGAAACCTGTTAATTTTTTCTTGTGTGTTAAAACCAACTGCCGTGAGGAACCTGTTCGCCCATGTGCCCTGTCCGCCAGCTATCTTCATGAAGGCGTCGTGAATCCCTCTCTGATAGGCCACAGTACCGGCTCGCTGACCCGGTTCGCTTAGTGTTCGAAGTATACCCTTGGTGAAATTAATACCGCCGTCTTTGACGATGGGGTTTATGCTTTGGGTTGCGTTGGAGAGCGTACTTAAGGGACCCATCTTGGTCATGACCTGGAAGCCCATGACCTTGCGGGCCACGTCGTCAAAGACGGAGTCCCTTGGAGTATGACCTTTTGCGAAGTCTCCTAAGGCGCTACCCCACGAGGCGTTAAGCCCCTCATGCGCGACAGAGTCCTTCAAGAGATTGTCGAAGCCCTCACCTGCTAGGCCAAACTCCTTGCCGAAGGCCATGCGTCCGTAGAGTCTTTCGGTATATACAGGTAACAATTTAATAGGGTCTCTTTCGAGCCAATCTTCCGGGAAGTTTCGCATACGAGCGTACTCTATGTTCCCCGCGCGACTGGGATGTTGCATATGTTCGATAATCCTCTTCGCTTCAGGAACCGAGATGTGGTTATCCTTTGCCATCTGTTCGGCGAACTTGGAGAAACCCTCCGGATTGAACTCCGGGTTTAGTTCCTTCATCCCTTTCTCTGAGAGCTTCTGAGGAACGTAATCCTTTAAAGGCTTGAAGTCATGCGCGTAGAAACCTTTATTGTTTTTAGGGTTTACGAATACGGAAGCTCCCTCTGCGTAACGGGCATTCTCGAACTTGTCCAATTTGTTTTTCATCTGACGGTAGGCCTTACCTGCTACTTCGCCTGAACCCCTGAAGGTTTCGTCGCCTGCTAAGAGAGCCTTCCACATCTGCTCGCGCATCTCTTCTTTGTCCTTACCCATGAGGTTCTTCTTGTAGAAGAGCTTTCTTATGGCCTTCTGCACTGCCTGCAACCCTGGATACATAGTCTTGAACTTCTCTCCGAAGGCATCCTTGTAGTTGATGGCGTCGTTCCTCATCATCGCCATCTGATCGCTCCATGTTTGAGCGACCGCTTGAATTCTCGAATCGTCATGCGCGTAACCCAAACGAAAGTCACCTGTCTGAATATGATCCAGGGCCTGCATTCGAATGGACTCTGCCTCCTTAGCTCCTTTGCCCCACGACTTATTAAGCCCTTGTTCCTTGAGAGTCTTCCTTAAAGCGTCTTCTGGGAAGGCAGTCTTCGTTCTCTGCCCTACGTACATTTTCTCAATTCCCTCCGCCAACCTGTTAGCGGAACCCCCTTTTCCTGGAGCTCGAGCAGACACGCGCCTGAGTGTAGTCGTTATCGGAAGGACGAGCCTGTCGAGAGCCTGAATGTAGCCAGCAGGTAGTTTCTTTCCTACTGTGCCTGCTACTTTGCTCACACCCTTAATGACACCAGCAACAATAGGCCTTCCAACGGGAGTGAAGGCCCACGTCACGGGGTCTG